GCAGCCTTCTTGGCCTTGGCGACTGCTCGCTTGGCTCGCAATCTGTCCCGCTCCATCAGGCGTTTCCGTTCCTCGTTGGCCGCGACCATTTCCGGGGTCCAGTGGGAACGCTTGGCTTTCTTGCCAGCCGAAATGTTGGCGGCGATCTCAGCGCGGCGTTCTGGCGTGCGTTTTTTCCAACGTTCGAAAGCAGCCACGCGACTCTTGCCAGATGCGATCCTGGCAGCCGAGGCCTTAGCAATCTCCTCCGGGGTCCACCCTCTCGCCGTCCGGTAAACCCTCAGCGCATCGCGATGCTCGGGAGACACCTGTTGTCCTTTATGGATGGCCGACAACTTGGCTTTCGTCGCGTCAGACGCCTTCCTGCCCAGATTAGCCGCCCTGGTTTTGGCTATCGCTTCTGGCGACATCTTCCGCCCGGTATTCGCGGCTGATATCTTAGCTCCTGTCTCGGGAGACCGCTTTCGCCCCTTGTGGAGGGCCGACATCCGCGCTCTTTGCTCATCCGATAGATCGGGCTTCTTGCCTTTCTTGCTGGCGCTGATTTTCGCTCGGCTGACGTCCGAATGGCGGAGACCTAGCTGGTTGCCAGCTTTTGGCCTAGCATTGTAGCCAAACAAGCGATCGCAGGACTGGAAGATGTCCATCCAGAACTGCTCCCGCTCGATGAGCATCGTCGGTTCAGCAACCACCTCAACGATGCCCCATTCGAAGGTATCCTCCCCGTATTTCGTCCAGGCTGCCTGAAGGTGCGGGCAATGCGAACGGCCGCGGCGAAGCGCGTAGAGATGGTCGTTCCTGCGTTCGAGCGCGTCGATAGCCGAGCCAATATAGACTTTGCCATTCTCGCGGTTGCGGAACGCATAAATCGCGGGTAGGTTTTCACGAGCCACAGCGGTATGTCCTTGGACGCTGGAGGTCAGGGACGGGGAGACCGCGCCAACGGCTCCTCGCCCCGCTTTATACCTTTAGTCGGCCGCGTCCTGCAATGGTTTCTCCGCCACTTCTGCCGGCGGCCTTTCGCACGTTACCGTCTGCACCCCGATATGACCTACCTCGAAGGTCAGATCGAGGTCGCACCAGACCGAGAAGCCGGCCTTCCTCGCGGCCTTTATGAAGTAGAGGTCCTCGCTGAAATAGCGTTCGGGGCTGCCGGCGTCGACCGCCACCTCGTAGTGATCCCGCATCCACGCACCGAGCTTGGTGCTGTCGAGTTCGTCCATCGCTTCCGCCGGCGGTTCAGCCGTGAAATAGCTGCGCATCTGCCGTTTGAAGGCGTCGAGCCCGTCGTCGCCTTCCCACTTGTAGCATTCAGCGTACCAAGGCCATTTCAACGCTTTGTAGACTTTCATATCCACCAACAACAACCCACCAGGTAGCAACTCTGCTTCGTGGAGACCGCCTGAGCGCAGTACATGCCCACCAGGATTTGGTCCCTTGAGGCGGCCTAGCGTTTGAAAATTTGGAGTGCGCCGATTATAAGTGGCCCCACAGATATCTTTTTTATGTTGCAGTAACCGCACCAAAGTATTGGGAGGGAATGTCATATCTGAGTCCACCCAACATAGGGCGTCGCAATTATTCTCCATCGCTATTTGAACTGTACTATTACGGCCATGCGTAATTGCACTGGTCTGCACGTTGATGAGCGAGAGGTCAATTCCTGCTTGTGCTGAATATGCAGCCATTGCCGCTATACTGTTGGCACATCCAGCTTCATACGACCGGCCGGATGGCGTGCAAATAGCAACCCGCAGTTTCCGCGGCGCCTGCTTCGCCAGATCGGCGATCATCCCTTCGGCGTATTTCTTCACCTCCGCGTACGCTGGATACGGCGGTTCGGTTGCCTTCGACCCCCAATAATCCAGGAAAGCCGGGTTCTTCAGGTGCGCGACCCGGGCGGCGCAGATTTGCTGGCGCCGGCCGAGGTCGGCCAAGGCGGCAGCACCTTCCTTGTGGTCCTTGCCCCATGCCGCCTCGATGAGTTGAATACCTTCCTTCAGCCGCACCGGAGTGATGGCATGGAAGAAATCCACCCAGAACGGCAATTCGTAGCGACCGTCGATGGTGCCGTCGGTGCCTTCCTGGACGGCGAGTTCGACCGGGATCTCGAAGCGAACACCTAGCAGCACACCGAGTTGGTCCCAGTGGGTGTCAATGAACCAGTAGGGGTAGCAGGGCGGCATGACAAATCCAACGGCCTTCTCCATCTGCCTGGTGACGATAGGGAAGGCGGCGTGGTCAGGGTGCAGCGGGTCCTTGGGATAGGCAACGCCGATGCCGTTCGGCAGGCTGGCGACGGCTTCGCGGAACTTGGTCGGCCAACCCTCGGTGAGCATGAGGCGATCATTTGCTACGGACCAGAGGATGGTTCCATGCGCCTCTTTCGCCAGCATGTTGATCTTCTGGCCGAGCGTGAGCGGCCGTGGCCAAGTGAAATATCGCACATGCCGGCTTTCGACCGGATCGACGCCGTGATGTGCGCTGTCGTCCTCGTCGATCGCCACCAGGATTTCGTAGCGCTTGTCATCGCCATCGTGTGTGACGAGGGACCACAGCAACGCCTTCAGTGCCTCCGGCCGGCCGCGCTCCGGGATCAGGACGCTGATAAGGGGTTTCTCACGGCGTAGTTTGGCTTCGCCCATAAAGGTCAATGTCCTTCAGATCGTGGGAGGATGAGGAGAGGCGGCGCCGCCCGGTCGAACAGCCGCGTAACTTGGTGCTCCAGCTTTTCGAGCAGCTTCACCCGATGGTTCCAGCGTTCGGTGCGATAAACCAGCGCTACACCACCCTGGCCAGCAACTTTGAATTCAGCCTGTAGCTGGTCCTCCATCTGCTCGGCGATGCGGGCCGGCAGGAGCCAGCGCATATCCATGCGGAGGGCGGCGATGCCGCGGAAGCAGTCGCGGAAGCCATGCAGGTGGATCATGCAGTCGAGCGGCGTCCGCGCCGTTGCATAGCGCTGGGCCATCGCTTGGAATGCCTCCCGAAGCTTGCGGATGTGGCCGACACCTTCGCGAAGGCACTCGCGCTCGGACATCTCGCGACCTTGCTGCATCTGGCCAGCAACTTCAGGCATTCTTCTTCTCTTTCACGGTGGCGCGCTCGAAAAGGCGGCACCAAGCTCCAGGGTCGATATCGCCGGCGACGAGCACGCACGACTTCGGCTTGCGGAAGTGCTCGCAGACACCGCAATGGCGGGTCATCTTCCCGCGACCGTAGCGGACTGATGCCTTGGAAACTTTCGCTGGCTTCTCAGCCATTGCCGCAGATGTCCTCGGACACGGCGGCGCGGCGCACTGCCAGTCGAACAGCCTTATCCAGCGGCGCACGCATCGCTGTCAGCGTGGATGTGAATATCGGCCTGTCGCTGATATAGTCGGCGGCGTCGTAGTGGTGCGAGCACAGCACGATGGCCGATCCGCCACCCGGCGTGCCCCACGCGTAATCGATCCAAGTCATCGGCGGCAGATACAGGGCCTCTCCTGGGATCACGCCGTATTTGTGCTTAGCGCCGTCGTCCAGGTTCACCAGCAGCGTGTTTTTCGTCGGCACCAGAAGCTGATGGCACGTCCGCAGGGCATGGCCGCCCCGCCACTGGAACACCTGGTCGGACGAAATGGTGAACGCCCGCACTGCCGGGAACGGCAGCCGGTCGAGCACGGTCAGCAGTCCGCGGCCGTCCTGGTGACGGGTGAATTTCAGAATGCGGTCCATCAGGTTCCCTTGGGAATATCAGTGACGCGGACGCGGCCGACGCCAGTTTCGATCCAGATTTCGCCAACCGGCACACGGCCATCAGGGATCACACGCACAGCCCGCGTCGAGTTACCGGCGGCATGCCGCAGCTTCTCGATGATCGCGTTCACGTTGCTGCTCGCTGACAGGGGACGAAGGAGGTTCAGCATTACGCGGCTCCCCCAGGCTGTGCTCCAGGACCGCCGCCACCGCCGTTGATACCCTGGCCGAGCCCGGTGAGCAGCGACATTGCATTCTGGCCGCCGCCGATATCCGTACTTCCGAGCGTCTGAGCGGTCGTTGCAGCGTGCTGCGCGGCGATCATCGCCTGGGCTTGCTGCTGTTGCTTCTGACGCGCCGCAGTCAATGCCTTCACTGCATCCGGGCTGCGCACGATCTTCTTCGGGATAAACAGCGTGTCGGACATCTCGCGCCCCCACTCGACGACGTCCCAAAGGTCGGCGATTTCCGGATGGAGTTGCTGCTGGGCGTTCATCTGGTTGGCGAATTCGGTCAGCGCCGCCGACATCGAGGCCTTGGATGCCAGCGCCAGAACGCCGACGTATTCGACGCCGAGCGGCACGCCTTCGAGCGAGCGCGGCAGCGGCGGCAGCAGGTTCCGGCGGTTGGCGATCGAGAACACCCGGCGGATGGCCGGGCCCAGGCCTTCGTTTTGAAGTCGCTCGACCACGGGGCCGAGGATTTGCAGCTTTTCCTGGTTGCGGGCGGCGACTTCGTACGCCGTCATGTCCTTTTTGGTCTGCTCGAGCATGGCGAAGAGGTCATTGAAGAACCCTTCGCGGCAACGCTGCTGGATTTGCAGGATGGTCTCGGCGAATTCCCTGGTCTGCGGGTTGACGGTGTAGGCTGGCCGCATGCCGACTTCCGGGCCAAGCTTCGGAACGTAGGTGAGCTTGCCCGGCAGCACGCTGGCTGGCTCGTTCTTCATCTCGATGCTCGCCAGCATCGGCGGCCGGACCATCTTCTCCTGCGCCTCGGCCATGCGGCTCGTCATCACCTGCAACTGCAGGATGTCCGGCATCACATCCATGCCGACGCTGCGGCCGTAGGCGTCGTTGCTGGTGACGCTCCAGCGCGGGCAGATGAATGGCGGCTCATGGAAGCCGGACAGGCTCAGAGGCCACTCGTTGCTGGCGCCCCAGATCCAGTAGGCCTCACGCCAGGCGAAGCCACCCGGAACCATGCCAGCGGCTTCGTCCATGCCCGGGGCGTTGATCGGGCTGTTCGGCTCGATGATGTGGGCGACCAGCCGCTCCACCTCGAGCGCGCCGCCCTTCTGCCGCCACATCTCCTGGACTTCCGGCGGGCAGTTTTCGAGTTCGAACATCTCCACGATGGCAGAGATCGTCATCACGAAGAGGCGGCTCAGGACGCCGACGCGGTTGCCGGACGAGCTCGACAGCAGATATTCGCCGCAGCAGGGCGTGTAGCAGCGGATGAGATCGGCCTGATCTTCGTAAATCAGCATCGGGCCGGTGCCGAAGATCACCAGGTCCTCAAACATCTGCGCGGCTTCGTCGTAGAAGTTGCTGCGCGCCATGATGGTGTGCAGCCGGTCCTCAACCTCTTCGAACCACTCGATGGCGTCCGGCGGCGCTTCCGAGCGATCGGCCAGGGCTGGTTTCAGCTTGAACCACTGCCGTGATGGCGACATCTCGTTGGACATGATGCCGGCAGCACAGCGGCGCGCGGCATAGGTGCCGGTCGGATCAACAATATTTTGGTTAATCGGTTGGCCGCGGATCATCGAGTTCGGCGTCGGCATCGCCGTGTTGATGAAGATGCCGCGGCGAGGCTGGATGTAGGCCTCGAGCAGTTGATAGTTCTGCATCCAGGATTGTCGCCACGAGCGCTGTTGATTAATCCTCTGCTCTGAATGATGCCGAATTTGCGCCCAATTACTATCAGAACCGTCGGGCCGTCGCTTCTTGGCCTTTGCCGGAGTCTTCGACAACCTATCGGCGCTGGCGCCGGCGTAGGAGAGTTCTGCCCGCTTGCGGGGAGCGCGCTTGACGCCTTCCGGGCGCGGCTGCGCAGAGCCGTAGCCGGTGTTGCCAGTTTGGCCGCTCATCGCTTGAATCCGATCGGCTCACGGTCCTGAACGCGGTAGATCGGCACGCCTTGGGCGGTCACGAGACCGGTTTCACGCGGCGAGTCGTCCTGCGCCCAGACGGTGATGGTGGGCAGCGGTTCAGGTATATTTGTTGCCGACACCCATGCGCGCGGCGGCTTGGCCATTGCCTCGTAGCGCGGCTTCATCGGCGCGCCTCGCTGATGCCGAAGCGGGCCACCTCAGTCCAGCAGCCGACGCTCAGCGCCAGCTTGGAGCCGGAGGAAAGGAAAGCCTGGCTGGCGGTTTGCGTGACCGGCCGCCGGCGCATGAGCGTCGAAGCCCATTGCTCCCGGGCGCGCTGGATGGCCTGCGCGTCGGCGGCGAACTGGGCGGCGGCTTCAAGGATGTCTGCATCGTCGGACATGGCTGCGCTTCCTGCGGGTATTCAGGAGCGCGGCCGGGTCCTCCGTGCCGCAGTCAGTGACTCAATAAGCGGAACGACGGGTTAATTCAAGCGGGTAGGCTCATTGAAGCCGCTCAAGCCCGGCAGTTCGAACGGATGCAGATCGGCGTTCCCGTACCAGAACTGCGCGACGATCTTCTGGCTCATGCCTTCGAGAAAGGCCATTTCTTCGGCAAGACGCGCGTTCGGCTCCAGATACGGGATAGCGTTGATAGCTTCTCGCCATCTCGCAAACTGTCCTAGGTCCTTGACCGCCTTGACCGGCATCAGCCCGCAGCGGCGGGCGATCGCCGGCCCTGCCAGCAGGCCAGCCAAGCCAGCGATGAAGCCGCGGCGGGCGATCATGCGGCAATGTCCGAGACGGTGTTCCATATACCGGTGTCGGCGTCGAGTTGCTGGATAATCGTTCGTGGACCCCAGTTCAGAGGCCGCCCTGCGTAATCATCTATATGGAGCAACACATTGCGGTCGCGGATAGCCTGCACATCGAATTGGACTCGGATTGTCCTCGGCAGCTTCAGTGCCCTCACGGGCATAATCAGCCCTGGCGTCCTGATGATAGCCGGAGCGCAGAGGGCGGCGGCGATGCCGGTGAGGAAGCCGCGGCGCTGGATCACAGCACGAACCTTCCTCCGTTGGCCTCGGCCATCTGCCGAATGCGCGCCGGCGTGATGCCGCGTCGCCACGCTCGAAAGACATCTGCGTAGCCATATTCGTGGCAAGCGTCTCGATATGCCTTGGGCATGCTGTCGACCGCGTCCATGACCGGTTTCGCCACTTTCTCTGCGTAGTCAGGATGGTCCGCAGCGACTTTCGGCTGATAGGCGTTCGTGATGCCGTCCGTCAACGGCCGGCCGTCGGCGGCGAACCGATCCGGCGCACTTGCGGCGTCGCGCTCCTCGGCCTGGCGCAGCCATGCCAGCCGGGAAGCACGTTCACGGGCTCGGCCGACTATCGTTCGACGCAGCATCGGGTATCAGTGTCTCCGAGATCCGAACTAGCACCAGATGGCCGTTCCGATATTGGAAAGTCAATTCCCCGTGGAAAC